ATAAACTCAGGCTTGAGGGTTTTGTTGTCTCGTTGGTAGACGTTTTTAGAATGGTACTTCTTTTTCATCATCTTCTACAATGTCAGGCATAAGCATTTTATTAGTTTCAAAAAATTTACCCATGCCGTTATATGACGTAGTTGCTTTATCAAACATCAGGCTACATTCTCCTATCGAACCAACCCATGAAAACCTACATTTCCAAATCAAGACCTCACTAATATTTGAGTTAGATGGATTAGGTCTATGAACAGTTACTCCTACATCTGCCTTAGCAAACCATGAGGCACTCCCTGATATATCGTAACCCTTTGGTGGTGGTACTGTGCCGTCATCTTTTCGCATCATTTTTGTTGGGTGGGCAACAAACCAAATATGAATACTATGTGCCTGAGCAAAAACTCTCAGCTTTGTTAGCATGTCTGAAATCCAATCTGTCTCAGAAGTGTTAGGGTCTCTAGCAATATAATTATATGGGTCAATGATAATACCCCTGACCCCATATCTCATTACTGCAACTTTCATTCTCTCAATAATACTGTCTAGCGAAGACAAAGAACCATCTGCCTGATACAAAAAACTAAAATGTTCTTGAACAAATTTCTTACCTACGGCTAGATCAGCAGGTGTCATTCTCTCAGTTGCACCATCAAAAAATGGTTTTCTTAAATACTTACTAATCAGCTTTGATATGTGTATTCTAGGCTCGTTTTCAAAAGAGCATATGCCAAACTTCCAACCTTTTTCCTTAGCAATATTAATCATTATCTGATCTATAAACTCAGATTTGCCACTTGAGGGGTGTCCTGTAACCACAGATAGCTGACCCTCAACAATGGTGTATAATTCGTCTACCTCAGGATAACCTGTCGAAACACCCTTGCCTATGCCTTGCTCGTAGATATCGTCAAGCTCTTCAAAAAAATGTGAGGCATCATACAATCCCGATACGGGATATGGTATTGGTGTCGTAGCTATCTTATCTAATTTTTCTGCACCATGCTTTGTGAGAACCTCATTAGCATCTTTACAATCTTTTGGAAATTCTATTTTCCAACATCTGTCTTTGCCAACTCTCCTAGCAATCTCTTCAGACATTGCCTGACCTGACTTATCGTTATCTAGTGCCAAGATTATCTTTGAACATTTATCTAGCTTTGATTTTGCGTTCCAAATAAACTTAAACTTTGTATCTTCCTTGGGGTCAATCTTGCCGTCAACAACTTTGGCAACTGCTCCATGAGGAATAGACACAACCTGATTAAGTCCTATCTCTTTAAAGCTCAGGCAATCAATTTCCCCCTCACAAATTATTACCCAATCTTTTTCCTTGATACTGTCAATGTTGTAAAAGTTTAATGCTGACCCATAACTTGTAAATCCCTTTGATGGGAAACTTCTCATTTTTGCATACTCGATAATACCATTATTGAAATACGGAAATACTATACAATCCTCTTCTTTGTTACTCGTGGATATAAATTTTTTAGTTAATTTAAGACCTGAGGAAATAGCAGTATCTTTTGATATACCTCGTGTTTTTAAATAGTTTATTGCTTTGTTGTCTATGATATCCCAATTATCCTCTATTGCCTTGCTCAAAGGTTCTCTCCTAATTAATCTAAAATTGTTGTGTTTGATTTTTATTGCACCATCTTCTGCACAATGCCAACAATTATAAACTATCGAGTTGTCCTCAACCTTTAATGATAATGTTTTGATATGTTTCTTTTTTCTTGTGCTAGAACAAAAAGGGCAGAATATTTTATGCTGACCTAATCCCAATCTCAGGGCATCAGACTTGATGCTTTCGCTTTTTTCCATAATCTTTCTCCATGTGTTACACAGCAAACATAATTAGAAAAAAAATTATAATCAAGACAAAAGTTAAGTTTAACTTATAAGTTCAGGATATCGTGTCCTACTCCATTGGCTGCCAGAAAACATTTCTAAATTATCGATAACTTTTGCCCTATACTAGTATATACTAGTAATACTAATACTAGTAATATATAAATATACTAGTATATACTAGTAATACTAGTTAGAATAATTTTGAATTATTTTTTTTAGTTTTTCGCCAAGATATCTTCCAACGATAGGTTTGCTATCTAAAATTTCTTTGATTGATTTTTTAATATTCTCGGCATTTAAATCTGCGAGATCGCAGACATGATCGCAGTCATTGCCACTAATCCATATTCCTATAGCTAATTTTTCTTTACTCGTTCCTAGATAACTATCAGAAATCGCTTGGCACACGACTAGCCTCCATAGGCGTAACTCTGATGTGAGTTCTTGGTTGTTCCCTATCGATACCCCAGTATATATGTTTTTGCTTAACTTGTCTGTCATTAACATATATAAAACCTTGCATACAATCTAATATCACACTTTCGTCTAAATCAGGTCTCCTTGATTGGTAATATATTTTTATCTCAACAACTACGTCTAGTTCAATAAGTTTTTCTAGTTTAGGGCATTGCTCCTGAAAAGACTTTACATAATTTCTAGCTTTTTCAGATTTAATCACACCAAATTTTTTTCCAAATCTTACTATTTTTCGTGAGTTAGCCTTTGACGCTGGCTCTCCCTCGACAACAAATTTTATACTTGGATATATTTTATTTGACATTATTATACTCTATGATATACCTAAAATTACACATAGGAGTTTTACATGAAGATTACCAACAAATTTGGTTTGCCACAACCATTTGTTGATTTTATTAAAAACGATAAATACAACAAGGGTAAAGCAGATATATCAGTAACGTCTTTGATAGATAGTCCTAAAATATCTTTAATGAGACAAAAGTATAACGATCAGATAGAGATTGATGCAGTAGATCAGATATGGTCAATCTTTGGAACTTCAGTACATTCAATATTAGAAAGATCAGAAGATGATATTTATTCTGAAACGGAGCAACGTCTTTACTCTGAGGTTGATGGTTGGGTTTTATCAGGTGCTATAGATAGACAAGAGATAGATAAAACAGATGGAAAGATTACTATAGTTGATTATAAAGTTACATCAGTATGGTCTGTTATCTATGGAAAAATAGAATGGGAAAGGCAGTTAAATTGTTATGCCTACCTATGTGAAAACAATTACCACCCAATATTTACAGAATTTTCAAAACAAAAAAAAGAAGTTAAGAAACTCAACATATGTGCAATCCTTAGAGATTGGAATAGAAGAGATGCTGAGAAAAAAGAAAACTATCCACAAACACCAATAGTTGTTGTGGACATACCTTTGTGGAGCAAGGAAGAAAGAGAAAATTATGTTAGGGATAGAATTAATAAGCATCAAGATGCTCAAGTAAATTACGATATAAATGGAGAGATGCCATTCTGTTCTGATGATGAAAGATGGAAAAAAAATGATGCATGGGCAGTTAGAAAAGTTGGTCAAAAAAGAGCATTGAGAGTTTTAGATAGCGAGGAAGATGCTATCAAATATATGGATTGGCACAATGAAACCGACAAAGCCTATACCAAAAAAACAAATTTAGAAATAGAATTTCGCCAAGGCGAATATAATAGGTGCAAGGGTAATTACTGCTCTGTTGCACAGTTTTGTCAACAATATATAGGAGAATAAAAATGGCAAAAGAAAAAAAAGAAAAGAGGGTTAGAGCAAGAACTGCAAAAGGTAAGTTTATTGCTGATGACCCAAATACACCTGAGAACGAGGCTTACGTTAAGCCTAAGAAAGTAATTAGGAAAGTCAAGAAGAGTGGTGTTGTTAAATTAAAACCACCTACAAAAGAAGAGGCTTATAAAAAGCACATAAAAGAGGCTACAAAGAAATCACAAAAAGAATACAAAGATTTCTTCATTATAGCTTGGATCAAAAAACTTATGGGAGTATTTAATGGCTCAAATAAATGAGAAACTAGAAAAACTTCTTAAAGAAGTTGGAGAGGTTGTAGACCTTAAAGACAGATCTAGTGCAGTATGGTCATTACCACAAAACCAAAGTGTTATGATTGTAAAACACAAAGCACTAGAAAAAATATCTGCACATCTTGGTATGTGGTTTGATGCACCTAAAATTATTGAAAGTGATACTGAAAAGAAAATAGTTTCACTAGTTGTTCAAGGTTACATAGATGATGGCAAGGGCAAGAATACTGCTTGGTCTATTGGAGAGGTTAGTCCTGACAATTATAAGACATATGCAAAGCAAAGCTCTTATCCTTATGCCATGGCTGAGAAAAGAGCTATTGATCGTGTAATATTAAAACTCTTGGGTGTTCATGGAGACTTTTATTCTCAGGCTGAAATAGACGAGTTTGAAGAGGGTAAGGAAATAAAAACCAAGAAACCACCTAGAGAAAACAAAACACCAAAAGAAGAACTTCACGATTTAGCAGAGAAAGATGAAAATATTAAAGAGATAATAAAACATTTTCCTGATGCTGAGTTGGTTAAGTATTTTGGAGAAACAAAGTATCTAGTGGCTCTAGATGAAAATGAGCAAAGGATAGATACAGAAGAAGATTTAATAACCTCAACAAAAGGTTTTATTAAAGAGATGTATAATTTTAATTATGAACAAGCTCTAGAATTATACAATAAAAACGAGGAACTCTTTCTTATTTACAAAGACAAAAATGAAGACGGATATAAAGAGTTAATGAAATGGATAGGCGAAAATACTAAAAAGGAGAGTGCATAATGGCTATCAAAGAAAAAGATTACAAACCTAGTGGTTCTTTATTTACCAATGAACAAAGAAGAGGAGAAAACTCTCCTGACTATAATGGTTATTTGCATATTACATCTGACGTATTAGATGATTTGATTGCAAAAAGAAAAAAACAAGTTATGGAATGGGAGCAACAAAAACCTGATATCGATTGGTCTAAAGTAGACAAAGACAAGATGTTTCATCTAGACATGGATTTGAGTGGTTGGAAGAAGATTGCTAAAAGTGGCAAACCATGGCTCAGGATTACTGCAAATGTTCCTAAAGAAAAAGAGAGTAACAAACCATTCTAGTGAGGGCAATATGTCGGACAACAACCATGATAGTAGTATAGATGATGAATGGCTGACTTCTGATGAAGTTATGAGATACCTACATTTAAGCAGAATGTCTTTTTATTCTATTCTTAAAAAAGACGATAGCTTTCCAAAGGGATATGCCATCTTAACAAGAAAGAAACTTTGGAAAAAAGATGATGTTGAAAATTGGGTAAAAAGCAAATCAGCAACTTCTGAAAGTTAATAGTAACTTCTATGGACTACAGTAGACCAAAATATGAGACAAGCTATGACTTGTCAAACGAGGGCAGTATTATAAAGATTGTTTCTAATAAGTGGAATGTCAATTTTTGTAAACTGCCTTTGTCATACAGATTAGATTATGCACTTTACAAATCAGATAATTTAAGAGGGTTCTGTGAAGTAAAACGGCGAAAGTATAGAAAGTCCGATTTCCAAACTTATATAATATCGCTAGACAAAGTTATAAAAGCAAGAGAACTAGCAAGTATAACAAATACAAAATCAGTTTTAATAGTATCGTGGGTAGACGTTATTGGTTGGATTGACTTCAATAACGATTTCGTTTGCCGTCAGGGTGGTCGTGTAGATAGATCAGATTGGCAAGATGTAGAACCCATGTGTCATTTCAATATACAAGAATTTAAACCAATAGTTGATTGGAGAAACAATGATAAGCAAATGGTCGAGGAGCAGAGCTAGACTAAGAGAATATGTAAATCAAGTAAAAATAGAGAGGGGTTGCGAAAAGTGTGGCTACCGAGAAAATCCTAGGAATTTACAATGGCATCATGTTTTACCAAAAACTAAATACAAAGCAGTTGCTGAAATAGTTAGTGAAGATAGATGTATAAAGAAAGTCAATGCAGAGATAGAAAAATGCATATGTGTCTGCAAGGCTTGTCATGGAATGTTGGAGATGTAGTTATGAGATTAGCAGATGGATATGAAGATGCTTTCATTGGCACTACCATAAGTGCCTTTAGTAGAAAGCAAGTGGCAGTATATGATTATGATAAGTGCTTACTGATACTTATCAATAAGTATGGCTTAGATGATGAAACGGCAATGGAGTGGTTTAGTTTCAATGTATTAGGTTCTTGGGTGGGAGATGACACACCAATATTTATTAATCAACATAAAATAAAAAATATAGAGGAGTATTTAGATGATGAAGATTGAGGATAATGTAAACAGACCAAAGCACTATAGAAAAGGTAGTGTAGAGTGCATAGATGCAATAAAAAGTGCATTAGGAGAGGGTTACGAATACTACCTTCAAGGAAACGTAATCAAATATGTTTGGAGATATAAACATAAAAATCTTCTTGAAGATTTAGAAAAAGCACAATGGTATCTCAAGGAGTTAATTAAAATAAAGAAAGGAAAGAATAGATGAAGTCCATTAGTGAAGAAGAAGTACAAAAAGCCGTAGATTGGCTAAGAGACAACTCAGAAAAATGTGCCAAAGCTAGGGCAACAAGAATATACTTAGAAGAATACAGAAAGTCTATAAAGGCTATACTCATGAGCAAATACCCTGAGCTATCTGTTTCTGCTCAGGAAAGAGAGGCTTATGCACATGAGGAATACAAAGAACACCTAAAGTTAATGAAAGATGCAATATACGAAGATGAACGTATGAGATTCTTTAGAGCATCTGCCGAGGTTAAGATAGAGGCTTGGAGAACACAACAAGCCAATATAAGATCAATCAAGTTATAAAGTTGCACCAATACCTACGTTTCCACAAGTTATTATTCGTATATGTCTAGCGATTTGATTCGGCAGCGTATAACTTAACATACTAAAATCGTGAACTTCTAGGGGTTAATGTTAACTTTTAACTTGCCTCCCTAAACCCAGCCGACCTCATCAGGATAAGCCCACGCCTCATGAGGTCGTTAATCCTATCCCTCCTTATCTTAATGAGGTTCTTTATAACTTTCTCATCTAGTCTTGGGTTTCTTTCTATTTCTCTTATTTGTCTTAGCAATCTGTTCCTTGCGTTGTCTATTGCTTTGAGCCTTGGAACAATACTTAACTGCTCTCTATTATCCCTGAATATTTCTCTTGTTAATTCTGTATCACCAGATCGTCTGGCTAAGTCGTATCTTGCTAGTATCGTGAATAACGCTTTTCTATTTTCTAAATAACTTGATACATCTTCTCTTTCACTTGGAGATGCTATTACCTTTCTTGCAAAAGGTATCACACTAGTTAGTGGTGCTTGTAAGTCCTCGTTGATAGCGTCATATATCCTGAAAGGCGATTCTAGTGATCTTTGAACAAACCTTCCAACACCACCAGTTGTGTAATCAAACCAAAACTCCATAACGTCTGGTGAAAGATCAACAAAGCCACTTTCTACTGCATCTCCTCCTGATATGCTGTTTAAAAAATTAGCTATTGTTACTGCTGTTCCACTTGTGCTTGACCAATATGCCTGACTGTTAGGTGTAGGTCTTGATGCAAATTGAGGTGATTCTTTAAATATAGGGTCACCTTTGTAGTCCTCGTTGATAGCCACACTGACAAATGG